TCTTCCTTTGTACTAAAAGAAGGTGGAGCTAAAATTTGGCGTAATAAAACTGCCAGCGAAATCGTCACAGAACTAGCAAAAAGCGCTAAATTAAAACCTGTGGTTACTCCAAGCTCAATTCGTTTTGCTCAACAATCTTTAATTGGTCACACGTATTGGGAAAAAATTCAAGAACTTGCACATCGTATCGGTTACGTTGCTCAAGTTGTTGGGGTAGAACTGCACTTTCACCCTATGGATAAGATGATTGATAGTTTTATCTCATCAATTCCAATTTTGTCGTATCAAGATGGAGATATAGATTCTGGTTCCGTTTACGAAGCACAAACTTTAGACAGATTTAAACCCCTTGTAGGTGACCTTGTTGAGTTGGGTGGTCATTCTAGAAAAGATAAAACTGTTTTTGGTATTGACCCTTTAACAGGTAAAACTTATTCGTCTACTTCGTCTCCAAACAAGGTGGGTACAAACTTAAGAAACAATGTTAAAGCTTCTTTGTTTAAAGAGCATGTACCTACTCGTATAACCAGCAGCGCTGTTGAAAGTAAAGCCATGGCAGAAGCACAGGCACAGTTAGCTCGTTGGTCTTTACCGGCTGAGGGTTCTGCGCAAGGGGATGCACGCATATCTCCTTACCGAACTATTGAGATAAATGGTACGGGAGATACCTCAGATGGTTTTTGGGTAATTACTCGTGCCGAACATTTTATGGCTTTTGATGGTCGTTACACAGTAGATTTTAAATGCGTATCTGATGGTACTGGAGGAAATAAACCTTCAGCTTTTAGGCCTGCAAAAGCAGCCACAGTTCCAACTAGGAATGTTGAATACGAGTTAGCTACAGGAGCCCAACCAACTCCTACCTCGGCTAAACTATCCTCTGTAGAACCACTCTATAATCAAANGCAANCAGGGTTTAAAGTAACTCCTAGACGATGGGTAGGAAGATAGTGCAAGAAGTAGCTATATCAATACCCTTTTCATTTGACGTTTTTGGTAAGGTGACGACTACATCTGACCAGAAAAAAATATGGTCAGATAGGGTNCGCTCTGTTATCGGAACCAATTTGCGTGAAAGATTAATGCGACCTGAGTTTGGTTGTCTTGTACCAAGTTCTTTTATGGAAACTCAAGATATGGCATCTTCAATGGTNATCACAGAAGTAGGCAGAGCGTTTTCTTCCCAGTTACAGCCATTAACATTACAAGATGTAACTACTTTATTTGAAGAATCAACAGGTGTTATGGAGGTTACTGTCCTATACAGCTTNCCTAATAACGACCAAATTGATACGACTGTTTCATTTGTTTACATTGATAATAATCAACCAATTTATGAGGAGAACCTGTGAGCGTAACCCCAGCATCTGATATCCCTATTGCTATTAGTTATACGGGGCGTGACTACTACTCCCTTCGTGAGCAACTCATTGCACGTATCCAAGACAGAATTCCCACTTGGACAGCGTCTGACCCAGCAGATTTTGGCGTTGCTCTTGTAGAAGCTTTTGCTTACTTAGGCGACGTCATGTCTTACTACATTGATAGAAACGTCAATGAGTCATTTATTACAACAGCTACACAACGAGATAGCGTATTAAACATTGCACAAACATACGGGTACGTTGCTGCTGGATACCGACAAGCTTCTGTAACACTTTCTTTCTTTAACTCTGGTTCCGATGTAATCACCGTACCTCAAGGAACAGTTATTTCGGGAGACGTTGTAATTGGAGACGTTGTAGAGCAAGTTTATTTTACTACATCAGCGGACGCAACAAGTGACCCAGGATTAAATAACGGAGACGTAACAGTTCAAGCTCTTAGCGGTCGTTCAGTTGCCCTTGTTTCAACAAACGCAAACTCTTATGGAGAACTTGTTGGCACATCAACACAGACAACAAACATGTCATTTGAACTTTTAGAAACACCAGTTGTTGATGGAACTGTGGTTGTTTATGTTGAAGAAGGCAGTAGCTATTCAAAATGGACGCAAGTAGAACACATCGTAGATTACGGTCCATATGACCAAGTCTTTACTGTAAAAAGTGACGCTAATAACGTTGCCTCTATTTACTTTGGAGATGGAATTTCAGGGCAAATGCCTGTTAATGGTTCTCAAATTCGTGCTCAATATACTGTTGGTGGTGGAGCAATCAGCAATGTATTACCTGGGACACTAATTAATATTGATTACGTACCAGGTTTAACATCCAATGAACTTACTGCACTTCAATCAGTAATCACTGTTTCTAACCAAGAAACAGCCTTGGGCGGTTCAGACCCAGAACCATTATCTCAAATTCGTTATGCTGCACCCCTTGCTTTGCGCTCTAACAATAGGGCAGTCACGTTACAAGATTTTGCAAACCTTGCAAGTCAAGTAAGTGGTGTTGGAAAAGCCAAAGCAAAAGCAGATATATGGACCTCTGTTACTTTATACATTGCTCCTACAAGAGTTGCTACAGATACAGACCTTGCTCCAGGACTTGACGGGACTGGAATGACTGGAAATGGTAACCCAACAATTGAGTTTACGACTATTTCTGCAAACACAGTTTCTTTTTTAGCAGATAAAACTTTGATTGGTACCTCAGTCACTGTTCAACCGCCAACATACGTAGACGCTATCATAACTGTTCAGTATGTAAAGTTTGCTCAATACACAACTGCAGAGATAGAAAGTGCATTAAAAATAGCTATTGTTACCAATTTTGGTTACACCAATAATGATTTTGGTCAAACTATTTATCCTCAAGACATTGAGTACTCTTTGCAACAAATTCCTGGAATTAAAACTTCTAAAGTAACTGAACTTCATCGTCAAGGAGATAGCGGTTTAACAACTCTTATTGGATTAGATAGTGAAATCTTTAGATTTCAAGAAGCTAATATCAGCGTAGGTTCTGCTTAATGGACGATGTTAAAAAGATACATGGAATCTTTAGAGCCACAGTCTCTGATAACAAAGACCCCGGCAGTCTTCGTCGCATACGTGTTACCTCTCAAGCAACTGGAGACCAAGTAACCGATTGGATTTGGCCTTTAGAAATAACTGGAACACACACAGCCACACCTGAAATTGGGCAAGGAGTTTGGGTGTCGTATATCGGTGGAGACCCGGAGTACCCGGTTTGGTTAGGTGTTTTTGGAAAATCTCCCACAACTTCTAAACCTTTAAAGTTGTTACCTTTAAAAAACACGGTTGTTTTAACCGGACTATCTTCATACCTAATAACAACAAAAGATGCAGATGGAACCACGGTAGTTGATGTAACCGCTTCGTTGGTTGCTATGGCAAACAAACTAAAAGACCATGAAACACGTATTCACACACTGGAAACCACACCGGATATAGACGTACCGTAGTTCAGGCAGTAAATAGGGCACAAACCAGAGAAAATAGTCCCATCTAGCTGAAGGAAAGAGAACAGTGACTGCATATTACCCAACGATAGTCAAGACCTTTGTAAACAAGGTTGACTTTACAGACACGATTCTTGCTGACCACGTTAATAGCCTTCAGGATGAAGTCAATGCTCTTGAAGTAAATCTTGGAACGTATATCCGTACTAGCTCTGGTTGGGTTGGGGCTTTTGACCGAACTACATCTGTTTGGAATACATTAAAAGACCGGTTGGCAAACATTGAATATGGTTTAAGTACAGCTTTTGATGCAGTCCCTCCGGGTGGAACACTTGGACAAGTTTTGGTAAAAAGCTCTGGTTCAGACTATGCAACTGCTTGGTCTGACATCAACGCTTTGCCACCATTCACAGATAATGCAGGAAAATACCTTACTAACGATGGAACATCAGCATCGTGGGCCGTTGTAGAACAACAGGTNANNCCACTACTACTTATCGGAGCTTAATACCCCATGGCTAAATACGGCAANGTTGTATACCACGGAACTACTTATGGTGAAACACCAAAGATTGCCTACTCCGTTGCGCCTATGTCGGTGCAAGTTATCAACTTTCATGAAGTNTATGTGTACTGGCAACCACCTAGCGGAAACTTTTCTAAATTTCGTCTTGTAAGAAATCAAAATGGATTTTCAGAAACAGCAGAAGATGGTTACATTGTTTTTGAACAAAGTTCTACAGACGGTTCCAACATTAGTGGTCAAGTAACACGAAATGCTTTCTATGATGGCCAAGAAAACCCAGAACAAATTGCTGTTGAATCGGGACGACAAGTTTATTACAGTGTGTTTTTATTTACTAATGCAAAAATTTGGGTAAAAGCAGGTTCTACCACAGCTGTAGTTCCAAAAAACACAGGAGCAACAGAAAAGATTCTTAACCTTCTTCCCCGTGTTTTTACAAGTGAACAGATAAGCCCGTTGGGGACTATCTCTGAGGACTCTGCAATTTATAAGTTCTTAGATGGGTTTGCTTTTTCGTATGAAGAACTCTTAACAGATATTGAACTAATTCGTCCAACCCATGGCGTGGATAAAGCAAGCTACTCAACAATACCTGGTGAAGACTTAAATGTAGGGCTGTCTATTGAGCCAAACATCCCAGTTGTAAACCAACGCCGTTTAATTCGTGAAGCTTTTTACCTTTATAGCCATAGAGGATTAAAACTCGGTATTGAAGACTACGCAGAGTCATTGACAGGGTATGCCCCTGTAGCAAGCGTCTCTCCTAACTTACTTTTAACTGTTCAAGACTCTACTTTTTACAACTCTGTTGGTAACTGGGTAGCCACAGGAGCAACAATCTCTTCTGTTACGGATATGGTTCCTGCTACAACAGGAAATCAAATTGATACAACTTACACATGTAAAGTTATAGCTTCTGGTTCAGGGAGCATGACTCTCGGTGCGTCATCCCCTAGTACAAAAGGTATTCCAGTAAATCCAAGTACCCAGTACACATTTGGTTGCTATCTAAAATCGCCAGCTAGTGCAGGAACTATTACTATAGCTGTTCAATTTTTTGATAAAGACGGTGCCTCAACATCTTCGTACCATTCTGGAACTGCTACATCAGCAAATAACACATGGAAAACAACAAGCGTTACAGCCACAACTGATGCCACATCTAGCTACGCTATTCTTAAAATTTCTTACAGTGCTGCAGGTACCTACTATGTTGACCAAGTAAGTGCTCAACTAGGGTCTGCTGTTACATACGATGAAGCTCGTGCAATCACACTACTGCTTAACCCTAAAAAAGAAAACTACATTAAAAACCCATCATTTGAAGTTGATGCGTCAACATGGTCTGTAACTGGTGCAACCTTCTCTAGAGATACAGACGTACCCGTAGACGGCTACTCCGGAACGTATAGCGGCAAATTTGTAGCTGCAGGGGCGTGGTCAATAAAAACAGTTGACAAAATTCCTGTTGACCCAGGCTCTTACATCACCGCATCTATGTACTCAAAGTCTGCCGACATGTCTTCTATGGACATGTCCCTTGATGTTTACGACGTAAGTGATACTTTATTGTTTTCGTTTACAAACACCCATAACATTATGACAACATGGATGAGAGACTCTATAAGCGGACTTATTCCGTCAGATTCCACAGCAAGCTACGCAACACTTACGTTCTCAGGAACTGCAGGAACTCTTTACTTAGACATGATTCAAACAGAGGACACCTACGAAGCTACTGACTATTTTGACGGCTCAATGCCTGAACAATTTGGCGCTGTCTGGGAGGGTACACCTAATGCTTCAGCTACTCTACTTTACCCAAGTAAATTAATCAAGATTCCACGTTTAGCAAATACCCTTAATGATTGGGTACCTATGAATGCTTGGTGGAGAATCACCACACCTGCTGGAGAGGAATACAACAACTTGACCGTGTAGGATGCCAGCATGGTTAACCTACTCATATCTGTAATACTTTCAGGAATCGCAGTTACCTTTACTATTGAACTACTTTCACTTGGTCTAGGACTGTTTGTTGATAAAGAAAGAATTTATAGCGTTTTTTCTTTACCCCTTAGTTTCGGCGCATTGATGTGTTTCTATTCTTTAGAAAAAACTTTCATTGTTTCCGTACCTGCAACTGCCTTTATTGTTTTAGTTCTTAACAAGATGGTTAATAAACCAGTTGTTTTCAATGCTTCTAGACGTAACGCCCCTAGGTTATAAATGAAGATTGCTGTTTTTTCAGATGATAACTTGGATGTCGCACGAGGCATTGACCAGTTAATCACAAAGTACTCTGAACAATCCCCCGAGATTCTTTTTCCTGTACAGGCACGCCAAGATGATTTTTCCCAATCAGTTATTCGCAAATGCATTGAGAACAAAGTCAAGGTGACTGCTTACGCTAAGGACATTAGCAAGATGCCATACATGGGAGCTCAAGCAACCAAGGTAGTTATTTGCGATGACCCTCTTCAAGAGGTCTTGCATCAGCTATCCCCGGGAGATGCTGTGGGAATTGTTTGGACTGATAGCATGGATGACCACACGGTCTTGCATACTTTGGAAGACCTAGCCCTAGATGTCTGGGACATCACCGATGGATTAGACCCGATTGAGATTGATGATGACCCATTCATGAGCATGGACCCTGACGACCTTCACGATACTATCCATAAGACAGTTGATGTTTTGGTGGATATGCTGGCAGCCTACATAGCCACTACGGTCATGGAGTCATTGGGTGAGGCGGTCATGGACCACGTACTCAATCAGCAGAAAAAAGACATCTCACCATTTGACGACTTGGACGAGTAATGGATTACCCAGATATTTCTTTGACCACAAAGCTATCCAGCTATCAATTCCGTCTTCTCTATACCCTATGCCATATATCGGGCTCTGAAGGCCTTGTAAAGGCCTCAACCCATGAGTTGGCGGAACTTACTGGCAAAGCAAATGAAAAGACCGTACGAGGAGCTTTAAAAGAGTTAGAAGCACAAGGATTCATACGTCGTGAGGCTACAAAACGAGCAAACGGGTACCGAGGAAAAGACATAATTTACTTGGTAGCTACCCCTGTACCAAATCTTAAGATAAAACCATGGGCTAAGAGACCAAATGTTTACAGTCGGATTTGGACCGAAGAAGAAATCCTGGAAAAACACGGAGCGATATGCCATATTTGTGGGTTAGATATTGACTTAAAAGCCCCTAGAAAAATTGGAGAGCAGGGTTGGGAGTTAAGCATTCATTACGACCACGTTGTACCTGTGGTTGAGGGAGGTCCAGACACTGCTGAGAACGTGCGCCCTGCGCATGCTTTGTGCAACTTAAAAAAAGGACGCAGCACTACCAGTAATGCCCGCACTGAACCCTTAGATGACGGTAAAAATTCCCGTGCTAATAACGGACAAATTTTCCGCACCTCACCTGACTACATGACCAATAGTCGTATTAGCCATCCTAGCTATAAGTCATTAGTACCTAATAGCCAAATAGCTAATAGTAATAAATTAAAAGAATCTGAAACCAAAGGTTTCACAAAGGAGATTAAGGTTCCTATGAGAAAATGGGAAGATGATGGAGACTCTCTTGCAGGTTTTGGACTCGTTGAGCCCAAGGACGCTCCGCAACCATCATCCGCAAGTCCGACCCTAAGACCCGTGGCAAAAGACCGGAGCATGAGTGGACTGCTATGGATGTTGCTGCCGAGTTTAGTTACCAAGTCGGGCGCAAGTATCCTCTTCTCCCGGGAACTGTTAGCGTCAAGCAACTTTCAGGCGCCCTTAGAAAGTTCAGAACCCAATACGGAACAACCCCGCTTGTAGAGCTTGAGTTGCTACGCCTGTTCATGGGTGATGAGCGTAACTTCAAGGACATAGGGGATGAGGCACCTTTGCTGTACAAGAAGTACCTTTCTTCTTTTGGCACCAAGATGAACCANGCTCGTGAGAACTTGGGTCTCAACAAGGTTACGGCTAAGATAGAAACNACTAAAGCATCTGATAGGCTCACATCAAGTGACGGTCGCACCTTCCAGAACTCGCTCTCTGGTCGTGCACAACTAGAGCGGCATGAAAAGCGATTGAAGGAGGCAAAGTGAAACAAGTACTTGGTTATTTGTTTGTAATCATTGCAACATTCACTGGAACAAATCTAATCCTAGGAGGATTTAAAAAGTGGCAAAAAAGATAACAAAGAAGTTCACAGCAACACTCACACTAAACACCGAACAAGGTGGCGCATGGTTGGCTAACGTCAGCCTTCTTACTCCAGCAGTTGATAGTGACAACCCAAACTCAATGCAACCAGCAGACGCTGTAAGTGCAGAAGCAGCATGGAAGAACGCATCAGCAGGTAAGCGTTGGATTAAATCACAAGTGTTAGCAATGACACCTCGCAAAAGCGTAAAGCTTGAGCCAACAAAACTTGATAAGACAACAGAAAAACCAACAGCATTTGTTGGAGTA